AGGATCACCGTTAGGATGTTTTCTTCCAGCTGTTTCTACTATAGCTCCTATAGCTGATTTATTAAGCAAAGAATAAGCGGCAGTAAATCCAGATCTATTTTTCTTTTTTCTAGCTAAAGTGTAGGTTAATCCTTTACGAATAACACTTGAGTTATATACCGGAAAGGCTCTTGATCTGCTCGTTCGGCTAACTCTTTCCGTGCCTGTGTCCATGGCTCCAGAGATAAAATCCTGTTTAACATCTCGCTTAGCTTCATTAGATACACTCTTTAGGGCTGTGCCTATCTCTTTATTCATGGACTTAAATAAGTCCGGATCATATTTACGCAAGGCTTTTTTAAGATTATCTACGCCTCTTACCTCGACTGGCATTATCTAACCTCTTAGCCTTCTCTTTCATATAGGCTAGGATGGCTCTAAATAATCTCTCATCCATCTGTAGCCATTCGCTGGGTGGGATCCCGGTCTCTACTGTTAGCTGAGCTAATAAGTAGGTTACGGAATCCTTTTCTATTTTGGGAAGTTATCCTCAACTACCTCAACGCTTGCGAGAGTTTCTACGAACTCGGCGCCGAAAGGTTTAACGGTAGTGCCTGATCGTCTAACACATTCCCAAGCCAGCCAGTAAAGGTCACTCTGTTGTTCACGATCTCGAAAGGCCTTATGAAAGCCTATGTTATGCGTGACTTCAAAAGCGAACTCTACGGCTGGCGTTATCCTATGTTCAGTTGTCGTACCATCGGTTAGGGTAATCTTGAGGCTCGGCATGGTTGATCTCCTTAGAAGGTTCCTGTGTCTGCTACTGCAATAGTACCATTTACAGTAAAAGTTAGATCCATACTAGCTAGATCAGAGCTTGAACCGTTAACATCTTGTAGATTGTTGATAAGGCATGACATGGTGTATAGCGGGTTTGTTGCGCTAACTGCTGTGCCTTTTTCTTGAATGATTACTACGGTTACAGTTGTACCGTATGCAGCTTGCAGCGTAGGCAATACCTTAGCTGTTGCCGCATCGTTAAGCATAGAGATAGTAAGCGTTGAGGCTTCTAATCCCTTTACGAACTTATGACCGAGATCTCCGAGTGCTGTCACTTCTAGCTCATCGAAGCCGCGGTTGATGGTTAAAGCTGTTACATACTCAGTTAAATCAACTGTAGCGATTTTTAGGCCAGCTTTGTTTAATGAAATTGCCATCTAACTATTCCTCGTCTTTCTTGGTTTGTTTTGGGGTGTCTTTAATCTGGCCTACTTTTTTAAGCCATTTTTCGTCTTTGCTAGGTAGATCTTCCATGATTAACTCCAACTCGATAGGATAGATACTTCAACATCACAGGCTAGAAAATCTCCAGAGGATGCGTTCATTACCGCTGGGCTTGCTACCTGAGAGATATTATACTTTAAATTAGATGCCGCTAACTTGGTAAACAGCTCTAGGATGTAATCTTCCATTCCGTTGAGGTTACCTTGGTTATCAAATAAAGGCTTAATCAAAGTAATCTTAAAATTAACCATAGGGGCAACGGTAATAAATGCGTTATTTGATGGAATAATATAAGGGTCACTCGGAGAAATCACACAGCTGTTGGCTATCGGTGTGGCAGGTGGAAAGGAAAAGACCGACCACACCGAAGCGCTAGTTAGTGCGGTTGCTAACGTTCCTCGTAGTGTAGTTACTGCGCTCATCCTACGAGACCGCCGGGGTGAAGATAATCAGCCAACAAACCTCTGACCCTTGCCAAAAGCGTGTTCCCGAGTCGGTAAGGACTTGGCTGGAAATCGGGAGATATGCCGCCTGTAGATGACATTTGGCGAGCTTGCCAGATATCTACGGCGATCATCATGGCTGCCTCTCGTACTTGAGGCAAAGTCTCGTAATCAATACTGGTAGCACCGAACACGCGACCAAAAGGCGCGATAGTGTGATATTCCCTAGTAACTATTTGAGCATTAACAAATTCTAAATAGTGGTCACCATTGTTATACACCTTGGTGATGGTTTGATTGCCGTTAAAGTGAGCGCGTACATTTTCTACAGTAACGACATCTCCAGCTATAAACTGCTGTCGGTTATCTGCTATGTAAATTCTGCCTGTAGTACCTTCAGCGCTAATAGCGTAAATCGTCTGCTCATTAAACCAGAGCTTTTCTTTAATAAGATTTTCAGCGGCTTGGCATACATTTTCTACTACTGAGTCAGGATACAGGGTGCCAATACCTAAATTTGTGCGTAAACTCGCAACTGTAACGTAAGTAGCCGGCATCTTCTATCCTTTCGGTTTAGGTAAACCCCGGAGCCGAGCCTCGATCCCCGGGGTTCACAGTTAAGTTATTTACGCCTTGTTATACTTGAAGCAACCAGCGGCAACCTTTGTTGCTACTGCGCCGTATCCGTAGATACCTACTTCAATTTGGCCAGTCCCGACTTTTTCTGCTCGGAGCTGTAAGCGTGGTGATTCGTACCATGTGTAAGCATCGCGGTTAACTACCATAATGGAAGTATCGCCATCGCCTGAAATGGTGTAATCAACATAAAGATCGAGGCCTAGGACATTACCTCTAAGTGAAGAAACTCCAACATTACCGCCGCTGTTTTGTGGGGCTGCTGCTGAAAAAATTGGACGCTTGTTTCCATCGTTAAGAGCGATGATATTACCCCATTGTTTAGGAGATACGATCACGCCTGTAGCGAATTTGAAGGTATTGGTGTAGATAGACTCAGCCGCACGTGAGATAAATCCTGAGAATTCATCTCCATCCCAAGGAAGGGTTACAGTTGTTGAGTCAAGTGTGCCGTCTGTTGCAAGAGCTGTTTGTACAAAAGTGTTAGTTGCTTTTGCGTATGCGTCGTTCATGAGAGCGATAAGCTCTGCGAAGAAGGCAGGGCTGGTTCGGTCAAGGACTTCAACGCTAAATAGTTGCATACCTGCAAACTTCTTAACATCTACATCGATGTATTCAATTTCAACTTGAGTATCTGAGAAAGCTACTGTTTCTGCTATCTCTGCAACCGTAGGAGCTGTCTTTACTCGAGGAATCTGGAATTTCATACCAGCATCTGGCAAAGCTCCAGCGCTGATTGCATCAATCGTTGCGCGGGTTCCTGTGGTCTTTGGGTTGATGATTTCGGTTAATTGGCGTGTTGGCACCAAGCCCGGTACGTCATTAACGGTATCTGTATCAGATGCCGCTGCGATCCATTGGCGAGCTTGATCATCTTGTAGTACAGATGCTCGGATGGTGTTTTCTAAGTATGCTTCTGGTGTTACGTTAATGCGTGGCTTTGCGTATGCCATCGCTGTAACTGTAGGACGTGAGGCCTCTACTGCAGGAGTTTCTGCCTCAGGTGCTACGACTTCTGGGGTGTTCTCCACAGGAGCCTCGCTTTCGTTTGTTGTTGGGATTTCTTCGGCTTCTGCCTCAGATGCTGCTACCTCGAATACCTCAGCCGACTTAAAAGCCGGGTTAGATACCAAGGAAACTTCTTCTAATCTAGCTGAGATAACTTCTAGCACATTACCTACTTGCTTAGAATCTAAAACTTCTACTCCTACTGAAAGTCCGGAGCGTAGATCCTCAGATGCTTCAATAAGAGCATCATTACCGCGTGAAGTAGCGGTTACTTTGAAAGTTGCATAGAGAGCGTTTTCTTCTTCCATGATGGATTGCGCCCGGCCTAGTGGCTTTTTAGCATCATGCTCAAGTAAAAATTTTACTTTCTTCACATCATCGTATTGAACTGATCCAGCTCTAAATTTTACTTTGCCTACGTTGGTATGGCCGATCTCATCGCCAAAAGGTAGGATCTTGCCAGAGATAAGCCTACGGCCTTCATCGGCTTGGATATTAGATGCTTCAAAGGTTAGTTTCATGCGGTTCCATTCGGTGATAGGTCTTCCATCTCTTGAGCTTGCTCAACTGTGATTAAGCCTAAGCCAATCATTTTTTCGATAGTCTCTAAGCGTTCTTTAGTATCAGCTCTTAGGAAAGTGTCATCTACTGCAAAGCGAACATAGTTTTGAGAATTTGTTAGATCATCCATAGATAAACGGCTTTCGATAGCTGTTATGTATGGCTGCAAAGCTAGGGCTATAAGTTGCTTGCGTTCATCTTGTACATTGGCATAAGTCATAGAGTTATTTTCATCCGCGCTAAGGTAATAGGCTGGAATGTTGCATAATCTAGCTATCTGGGTGGTAAGGTTCTGAATGAGATCTACATAGCCCATGTCCTTAGGTGAGAAGGCTGTAGGCATATACTCAAGAGTGCTAGTTAGGTAAGCTGTAGCGCCTCGGTTACGCGCTGATTTCCATTGTGCCAGGAGAGCGCTTACTTCATTCTCTGATAGATCCGCGCCGTTATTTTTCAGTACTCCGGAAGGTTGCGGGTTAAGTGCAGACTTATACGCTGCATCTTGAACCCTGTAAGCCTGTTGGATAATAGTTGCACCGGTGTTAAGGATACCTTCGCTTAAGCTCTGGAAAGTTACGAGAGATCCTAAGCCAGACATAGGAGCTGTAGATCCATCGACTTGATAAGATGTTATATAATAATTATTAGCATCGGTAAAGAATGAAACTCTAGTTGGAGCGATCCACTCAAAGCGAGCAGGTCGCTGGTCATCTTCAAAAACCTCAGTAACGCGGAGATATGCAACGCCGTAAAATAGTAACGAGTCAACCAAGTAAGCCATAGTTACAGAGCGAGGTTGTGCTAGTGCAGGTTGCTCTAACCATTTAGGAGAGCCAATTCTTTCATCCGTAGATTTACGATAAAGATGTAAAGGTATTGATGCGATAGTGCCAGCAATAAGATTACGACATCTAATAATCGCAGGTAAACTCATAGCAATTTCTCGCTCTACCTTTGGAAGAAAAGCTGGAGTTAAATAATTAAATCCATCGGTCATGACCGCAGGGGCATACTGGGCTTTTATCTCTGATTGCGCTGGCGCGTGTGTGATTAAGAACTTATCCCAAAATGCCATAGGTTAAAGGATACCACACATATACCACATTTACCGCATTTCGGACAAATCAACCAAATACCTGAGGCTTAGATTGAGGCTTTAAGAGTTGATGTACTGCCATGGCTAGACTTATGGCAGCTGAGACATCTCCAGCCGATTTACGGCGCACAATACGCCATCCTGCATCT